TTAACATATTGCATTAATTTATATATAGCATTAATTATCCATTCAATTATCGGTTTTAATGTCATAGCAACAGCGTATCGCATATAATCTATATCGCTTTTCATTTGCTTATCATATTGTGTAATGGTTGACATAGCTTGACGTATTGCAGTATATGCAGACCTTATGCCAAATAAAGCAACGGTATATCTAATAGCTTTTTTAGTTATTTTGTCAAACCCTGTGAATGCTTTTTTTATTAAATCTTTTAATCCGTCAACACCATCATCTGTTCCTTCGTTTAAAGAAAGTTGTTTTTTCTTTAAATCAACCAATGAATTTCTAGTTTTTTCGATTTCATTTCTACGATCGGCCATCATTTTTTTGTAACTAGGGGTGTCTTCAAAACCTTGTCTTTCTTTATATTCTTCAATTAATTCTTTAAGTTTTGCTTCAGTATTTTTAATTTCTTCATCAAAACCTTTGGTATCCAAATCAATCTCAAAAACTACTTTTCCATCAGCATTTCCCATATAATTTCACTCCCTTCTAATTAATTAATTTTTGAAAATTTTCCATATTTTCTATTTCTTTTTCAGTATATTGTTTTTCTTTTTTATATTTCTTTAATGCAAACTTTTTTTGCAAATCTTCAACAGCTTTTCTCTCTTTAGGGTCATCGATTTTTTTAGGATCTCGTCTTCTTATTTCCCTAATTTTATTTAATATGCAACAATTACCCATTTCACTTGCAGATAAACCATTTATTAGGTTCATAAATTTCCAAAAGTGCATTTTTTCGTGTTCTAAATCAATATGATAGTCACTCATAAAACTTGCTTCAATTAATGGCATATCTTGTATAAAATCCATATCTGGTTCAAAATCTTCATCGTTAATATCTTCATCAATATCGTCGTCGCCATTCCTACAAAGTAAAAATTGATATACATAATATACAAGTATTTCCATTATGGTTTTATCTTCAATTCCTTTTTCACCAAAAAGCAAATAAACCATAGCCATGTCTTTTTCTTCTTCGGTTATGCTATCGTCCATTGATATCTCATTACATCTTAAAGCGACACGAAAATCAGTATTTATTGGATATTTTTCACCTAATATTTCAACAAATTCTGGATAACTATTTAAGTAATTTTCCATTTTTAAATGCTTCTTCGCTATATTTGTTTTTTATTTTTTCAATTGATTTTTCATAGCATTTGTCTAATAATGGGTAAACTGGTTGTAACATTTCATCGATATCATCAAACATTGAAAAATATGGGTGTCTACCGCCTAACATTTTTTTAGTTCCACCTTCACCCAAAAAATAATCAAGTGCTTTAGTTTCTTTAGCAAAAAATTCTTCCATAACTTCTAAAGACTTTAATTCTTTTTGCGTAGCAATAGAACCTTCTTCTATATTTTCTTCTAGTTCCATCTTTTCAATTTCGTCTAGTTTTTTCATTGCTTGTTTATAATTTTTTTCATGTTCAATTTTACATTTATTTAATTTAAAAGGTAATTCAAAATCTTCCAAGTCAAATATAATTTCTTCTCCTGTTTCTTTCCCATCATGAGTAACAATAGGAACTCTTATAACCCCATTTTCTTTCAGCTTAATAGTAACTTTTTCTTCCATTTTAATCTCCTTTTCTTAATTAAAAAATAGGGCGAGGGTTACCCCTCAACCCCATCTAGGTTTTTATAAACTTGTTGTTGGTGAGAATGATATTGTTCCGCCTGCTGATATAGTTGCTGTTCCAACAACTGGATTACTATAATCCATATCATAAGAAATAGTTGCATTTTCACCAAGCCATTCAGTTATAGTAATTAATACCCTATATAATACAGCTTCATAAGTATTTGTTCCTGTACTATTTGCAGTATTAATTTCTACTAATTGAGTTTCACCAGCAATAGCATTCTTTCTTAAATTATCAAGATATGTATAAATAGCGTCATCACTATATAATCTCTTGCCACTAATTGAAGAACTTAATTGATAACTTTCAAATGTAGTAGTTGCAGTTCTTTTTGTGATATCTTTAAATGTATCTTTTTGTGGGTTAAATGCTACTGATAAACTTTCAACACCAGAACCTTCTCTAACATAATTTGGATTTTCAGTTTCTCCATTAATAGTCGCTACATTTAAATAGTGATAAAATTGATCTCTATATAATTGAGCCATTTTTTACTCCTCCTTTATAAACTTATTTCATTTTCCTCATCTTTTATTATATATGTGATTTGGATTTGAATATCAAATTCAGCAGTGCTTCCATCGTCACTATTCATAGTTCCGCAATTTAAGCACTCTATACTTTGAATGTTTTTTATATCAGGCATAATGCCTTTTCTATTATTAGTTCTAATCATATTTTCAAATTGTTCAAAAAAACCAATATTTTGTAAATTGTTAATAGTATCTTGACTATAACTCATTCGACTTCTAAATGAATATAAATCTCTATGTATTTCTTCGCCAGTAATCCAACGCGTGATTTCTGTAACAACAGGTATTTTATCTAATGAATAATTATCTATATTATTACTTAACATATTAACATTAATTTTTGAATTACTATTATTTTTAAGAGTATCAATTATATTTATCAAGTAATTCCTCAATTTTGATATTCTTAACTCGCTAGTTTCTATTTCCATTTTTTACTTCTCCTTTTGATATATTCTTTGACTTCCTTTTCAACATTTCCCATTTCAGCACTTACCATTCTTTTATCCCAATAAGTAGTTGATAATGGGTGCTTATCAAGTGTTCTATTTATAACAGGCCTTGTCCCATTTTTTCTCATACCATTATATTGATATTCGGCATAAGGAACATTATATATTATTAAATTAGTCGTCAATTTATAATCAGCAAGGTTTCCTTTATCCATAGGAACATATTTGTCAATGTGTTTTGCACACGTTGCAGTTAAAAATCTATGAACATCGCCACCTTTTTGAATACCTAGTCTAGTTTTTATTTGACTTGTAGGATTTATTTTTAGTGGCATATTATTTACCACCAATATGTATGTGTTGATTGTTCCCAAAATTATTATTATTAATGCTTTTAATATTATAAATTAAATATCCATTTAAATCTTGTTGCTTTGATATGTCTAAATTAATCGTACCTTGAACTATGATATCACCTATTGCAAAATCATTTATATTTAAATTATTATTTTTATTATATGGTATTCGCACCTCTACGTCATTTGCATTGTCATACCCTTTATTGATACTTGCGCCTTTACCACCAAAGAACCAAGCATTTTGATAATTAAATCTTACCCATTTTTCAAGTCTTGTTATAGCGTCATAATCTTTGTGATAAATAGTAACAGAGGAATTAGTTATCATTAAACACCCGTATATAATAAATGTTCTCCATTATATATAATACCAAATAAATAAGTTTCTATAATATCATTTATTTCATCGTTTTTTGATTTTATAATTGAACTTATTTTGTCTGGCGTAACATAATTAATAGAGTAACCATCTATGTTTTCACTTGCGATATTGCTTGTGTTTGTAACATTACTCGTTGAGTTTGAAATACTACTTATACTATTTATCAAATTGTATACGCACAATTTAACTTCTTGTGGTATATCTTCACTATTTTTTAATCTATTAAAAGTTTTTTCGTCAATTTTTTTTCTACTTTCAAATTCTAATAAATTAAAAGGCATTAGGTCTACAGTTCCACCTAGCCCTCTATATTCTTCATAAGTTAGGTATTGCCCTTCGAATTCCATAATGCCCTCCTTTTATATTATAAACTTGGTACTGTTCCAGAAGTTTTTACTTGTACTGCTAATTCATTAGTAACAATGTCTTTGTAAACCATACGGCCTTGTAAAGCACTTGCTCCTACGTGTTTACCATCACTAATGTCTTTGAATGAAGGTTCAACTTTCCATTCATCAATTGCTTGACACCAAGCTGGTGCGTATACAATCCATTCAACATTTTCTGGTAATAAGTAGTTAGGTTTTACTTGAACACCATTGATTTTACCAATTACACCATTTCTTACTAATTCTGCGCCTAAAGTTCCAGCAGTATTAGCAAATTTAGCGTCAGTTAATAGTTTAAGTTCAGTGTCAGCAGATACTGCAATTCTTAAACCATCAGTAGTAATACCTCTAGCCTTAAGATTTTTTACGTCTGTTGCAATAGCAGTATAAACGTTGTCAGTTGATGTTTCACTTGTACTAGCGTCAGTAGTACCACCATTAATTAATGCATAGATAGCGTCTAATTCTAGAGCTTTACCAACAACATATCCAGCACTTTCAAGTCTTTGTGCTTTTAGGTTGTCTGGAACAGCTTCAGCTTCATATCCATCAACTAATTCACTAAATGCTTTGTGACCATCAACTAATACTTGTAAATAGTCAGTAGCACTTTGTGTCATTGTAATACCATTTAAGATATCATAATCACTTAAAGTAATATCATTATTTCTTGTAGGTACATTAACAGCACCTGCAGTTGGATTACCTTCGTAATCTCTTGAGAATTCGTTACGAATATTAAATTCTTTTCTCATTAATTTTACAATAGTATCAGCATAACGTTCTTGACGTTTATGTGTACCATTTGTAGCAATAGCATTTGCCATAATTTAATCTCTCCTTCTTTTTTTAATCTTCAAATAAATCTGGATGTTTTGCTTTTAAAATAGCAGTTACACCGTCTTCTTTTGCAACATAACTTGATTGATGTTCAATTCCTGTTGCTTTTGTTTCTTGTCTTTTGACAAATTTTGGATTGTTAGTCAAATACTCTTTTAAATTATCGGCAAAGTCACCTTCCATTTTACCAACTTTATAAACTATAAATTCAATATCATCAGCGTCAGTAATACCTGCTTTTAATACTTCGTTTTCCATTTTTAAAGTTGAAATAGTAGTATCTTTTTCTCCGTTTGATTTTAACAAATCATTATATTTGTCTTCTTGAGTTTTTTGGCTTTCTTTCCATTCGTTGTATTTTGCTAATTCTTCCTTGCTAGGTATACCTTTTTTTTCTTTTGCAAGTCTGTCCTTAACAATATTATTTACTTCTTCTTGAGTAAATGTTTTTTGTACAACTTCTTCACTGTTATTTTCTACTTCTTCAGTAGTAGTAGTTTCAGTTTCTACATTTTGAACTTCTTGTTCCATATTTTCCTTTCTTTATACTCTTTTAAGTTGGAGTATAACCCTTGCATTTTTTACCTACAAGTTCGGTATATTATAGTTGTTTCCAACTCTATATAAATTATAACACTTTTTTTAAAAAATACAAAATTACATAAAAAAAACAAGATTATTTCTTGCTTTTTTGATTTGGTATAACTTCAATTATTTTTATTACAACATCTTGATTTGGGTTATCTCCTAATAAATATTCGGCCATTTTTTTAGTGCATTCAAATATATCACCTATATATAAATGTTTTTCTTGATTAATGCCTTTTCTTTTGATGTTTTTTAATTCATCAAATTTTCCAAGGGTAAAATCTTGTATTGCTTCACATTTTATTATATAATCTTTATTTTGCATTTTTAACTCTTTCTCTTAAACTTGTTGAACTCAAACCATGTTGCCTGTCGTTATAATATATTTTTATTCCTTTTCTTTCACACACGCTTTTACCTGTAAAATCTTTGCCTCTGTAATCATCGCCAACAAATCTTATGTCTATTTTAGAACTCATTTCTAAATACAATTTTAAGTCGGCTTCATTTTCTAACGGCACAACTTTATCTACACCTTTACATCTGCTAATTCGATAATACCTTTCATAGACGCTTTCTATTGGTTTGTTTTTTTCTTTTCTATCACTAGGATCACATATTAAACCAACTATTAGATAATCACAATGTTCTTTGCATTCTTCTATCATTCTAATATGTCCCGCATGGAATAAATCACCAACAACGGAAGTAAAACCAACTACCATATTTCTTTCCTTCTTTCCGTGGCAAACTTTTTAACAAGTTCTTTATCATCATTGTAATTATAAAGTCTTATTATCCACATATATTCTAAAACGTTTACTATTTTTAGTATTCCCATCTTTTTTAATTTCTTTGATAAATACCTCGAATACTTTTTATTAATGTGTTTGCCACCACAAAATAATTCTTCATAACCATCTAGTGACATTTTTAATTTAGCAAAGTCTAACAAATAAGAACTTGCGTCTTTATCATATAAACTATCTAATAAATAAATATCATCATCTTTAACTATTATATTTGCTAATGTAAAATCATAATGTGATAGACTTGCGTATTGTTTTAAATCTAATTCTTGAATTAACCCTTGGCACTCATATACCATATTATTCCACTCTTTGTCATTGCTCTTATGCTTTTCTAATTTGTTTATTAAAATATTTCTATCGAACTTCTTATATTTTACTTCTTTAAACTTTAATATTTGTTCTATTATCTTATTAAGTAATTTTTTATTTAAACAATTATAGGCGTTTTCGCCATCAATATATTCCATATACACCGTACTATATAAGTTTGATGTTATTGCCGGTGATTTTGCAACGTCCTTACTTGCTTTATACCAATCCATTAATTTTGCATAATTATCATTTGACATTTCTTTTTTTACCAAGTTACCAAGCCTTATTACTTTGTAACCAGAATGGCCATTTAATACTTTAAATTCTTGATTTAAAAAATCTTTAACATTTATAGCCTTGTCATCAATATACATATCGCCAAGCGGTTTACCAAACATTAATTCGTCATATTCTACTTTATTTTTTTCTAACCATTTTTCTAATATTGCTTTGTTCTTTTTAATTATCTTTTCTAAATCGCCATTACAACTTACCATGCCTCTTGAAGTATATAACGTTATCTTTGCACCTTGTTTGTGTAATTTATTTATTTTCCTTATTACATCTTTAAAAGGAATTGCATTTTCATAATCTCTATTTTTGTTATTACATATAGTATCGTCTATATCAAAAACCAACTTTATATTATTCATTATTTTTCTCCTTTGGCATTTCTGTCACTTAAATTGCCTTCCCTATTTGAATTGTAGAAATATAATAACTTATCCACATAGCTTCTATTAAAACCTTTTCTTTTTAACTCATCATAGAACGCTACGTCTGCGTGATATTTATTTTCTTCACAAAATCTAGGAGTTATTTCTCTTTTATATATTGCTTTCCAAGGTGCATAATTATCTGGCCTTGTTATAATATCTCCCGTAGCAGTATCTTGCCAATCTAAATAAATAACGTCTGTTGGGTTGTCATTTATCCCCCATAATAATGTTTCTATATAGTCATTTGAAACGCTATCGTCTGCGTCTATAAAACCTATATACTTTCCTGTGGCTTTTTCAATTCCTACGTTATATGAATGCCCCGCACCACCATTTTCTTTTAAATGAGTTATATTAATTTTATCTTTATATTCATCTAGTCTTGTTTCATTACATCCATCATCTATCAAAATAACTTCTATTTCATCAGTTAATTGTGGCACTAGGATATCTAATAATTTTTTAGTGTATTCATAGCATTCATAATAAGGTATAACGATTGATAGTTTTTTTACCATTGTTTATCACCTCCGCTTTCCATTTCTCTTTTTGTCTTACTTACTCTTTCATTCATTAAGCTGTCTATTACCGGATCTTTTCCTTTAATGCTTAATGCTAATTGTAATGTATCTGCGTAATGTCTTATTGTACTAGTTCCCCATACTACTTTTTCACGAATTGTAGTTACTGATTTCGTGTTTGTTTGGTTCCAGACATATATCATATCTTTTAATAATTCAAAACTATTCATATAAAAACATATTTTGCAATGTTGGTTCTTGTCTTCTTTTAATGTACCTTCGTTATATAAGCATTCTTGCCTTGTTGCTAGCTCTTTTTTTATTACCTTGCCACAACTACCACTCCAACCACTAAAAGCCTCATATTTGTCTTTATATTGTGGTATAAAGCATTGTTGCGTTTTATCATTTTTATAACTTGCCATCCCTACGAATAATACATCTGGTTTTTTTTGCAATTTTCTGTTTATTTTTTCAAGTGCATATTCATCATATAACCAATCATCACTATCTACATAATAAACATAATCAACATCGTCACTTAAATGTAAGTAGGCTTCGTTTCTAGCACCACCATTTAATCTTTTTTGTTTTAATTCAATAACTTTATGAGGAGTTTTTAACAACTTTTTAGCAATCTTAACACTATTATCAGTTGAAACATCATCTACAAATATTATTTCAAAGTTCTTGTATGTTTGATTTAGTATGCTTGTCAAACATTTTTCGATAGTATGTTCGTAATTGTAGTTTGGGATAATAATACCTATCTTATATTTAACATATTCTGGTAATTTATCCCAATCTTTATCTGTTATTTTTGCTTGTTTAATACAATCTATGTCATAATTAGTCAAGTTTATGTCAACAAATTTACAATAATTTGGTTGCATACAATGTAAACCAGTTTTTAATAAGTCTTCAAGTGGCTCATTTTCAAAAAGATATATAAATTCATTTTTGTTATCAATAGCATTCAATGAGTTTTTATCAATTGCTATTTTCATAATATCACCTAATTAATTATATCATAAAGTTAAAAGAACACAAAATTGTGTTCTTTACATAATTTGCCAACAACACTTCATTATTCTATTAGAACAATCAAATGTATCGACAATTACATTATCAATAATAGCGGTAATATGTCCATTCATCGTAGCAACGAAATGCCCTTTAGGTGCTATTTTTGAAAATTCACCAATAGTCATATTGTCATAGCAAATTCTTTGGTATCTTTTATCTAAATAATCTTCTACAAAATTAACATTATTTAAAAGCGTTCCATATTCTCTTGATAAATTACTTAACTTTTCGTGACATTTTTCCCAACTAATTCCTTCGGCCACGCTAATGGATCTACAAACGCAATCCTCTGTGAATAATCCTTTTGGATTTGCATTATAAAAATAGTACCTCATATTACATTTGTGCTATTCTTTGAGCAGTTTGTCTAATCATTTCTACTTCTTCTTGGCTTTGTGCTTCTTCTTTTAGCATACGAGCAAAATCTTCCATACTTCTTAACATATATTCAAGACTTTTCATAGTATCTTGATTAGCACCGTATCTTTCCCTGCCATAACTATAATTTCCATATTCGTTGTACATTCTATCTAAATGCCCATAGCCTCTATATTTACTATCTACTCCTCTACGACCATAGCCATCATTATATTCTCCGTATCCGCGGTTATATTCTCCGTAACTTCCATGTCCTGGTCTGCGTCCATTATAATCACGATAATTTCCATATTCATTATAATTCATATTTTCTTCCTCCTTTGCTATATGGTTTATTTTAGTTAGTTTATATAAATAATCTAGATTATTGGTAGTTATCCCTTCTTCTAGTATCTTATTTATGCTTTCTTCAGTTTTCTTCTCTAAATTCTCGTGCATTGTTATTCCTCCTTCCTTAAAAGGCTTAATATTTCTTCATTTTGTTTGATTATTGTTTTTAGATATTTTTCATCTTGCAATTGTAATTCTTGCATTAAATCTCTGTTATTATAATCTTGCAAAAGTAAAATAACACTATATAATTGCAAGATTAATGACGTCATATCTAAATTGTTTCTCATTAAATTCTGCTTATACTAAATGTAGCATTAGTTATAATAGCTTGTGTAGTTGATATTGGCGTTGTAGGGTCAGTTGGTGTAGGCACACTTGGAACGCTTTGAACTGATATATTAGTAGTTCCACGAGGACATACTCTTAACTTTTTGTCAAATGAAATAGTTTCATAATCATCAGCTGCTGCAATTGTTACTGCTCTAACTGTGTCAGGTATTAATACACCATCTTGGAATAATCCTACGGCTACAACACCTGCTGTTGCTGTACTTACAGAGGCACTAAATTCTACATCATAATATCCTGTGTATCCATTTCCAAATATCTTGAAATTAGGATTTCCATTTGAATAATCTAACCAACCATTGCAACTACAAGAAGCACATCTAGTCCTTATATCAGTTTCATCAAAAGTTATTGGGCTTGCATTACTTGGTAGGGCAAGAGGTTCATTTAATATAGTTTCAATCATATTTTATCTTTCTCCTTTCATAATTTTGCACAATATATTGTAAAAATAGTGCATTTTATACTAAATTATTACAATATTTTCACTTTTATTGTGCATTTTTAAAATAAAAGAGAATAGAACTATGCCTATTCTCTAAAAATTAGCAAGTTCTCGTAATCGAGTTAGTAGTAATCTACTCTATGCTATTAAATAAATTGACTTGTTGTGTTCATTCCACATCCACATCCACCATTGCAAGTGAATATAGGTGTTCTACCATAAACTGGTGTTGATGGTACAGGGCAGTTGCTTAATCTGTTGTATAATTGGTCAACTTCATTAGCAAATCCTTGGGCAATAAATGCGTTTTGTGCTACTTGACTAGCTTGTAGGTCTTTCATAGATAATTGTCTTTCAAGATCTGCAATTTTTTCGTTTTTAGCATCAATTTTGTCATTACATAATTGGTCTAAAATACGTTGAGTGTTAGCAGTTTGGTTGATTAACACATCTTTTAAGCCATCAGCAAGTGCTGCTCTATCTGCACAATTTTCACTTAAAATTGTACTATTTAAGTTAGCAATTCCAAGTCTATTTTCGCAGCAACAATCAGCAAATTGTCTACTTAAGTCAAAAGCAGTATTCATATTTGCCATTTGTCTATTAGCAGCAGCAATTTCACTGTTGTAGAAACCATTGTTTATTGATGATGTAATACTTGCAGTTGAATTGCAAATAGCATTTTGAATGTCGTTAACATCATCTCTAATGCCTTCAACTTGATTGCTTAAATGTAATGAATTAAATCCGTCGCTTGTATGGTTCATAATGTCTTTTTGACCATTAGATAGCCAAGCAAAGTCATTATTGTTTCCACCAAAGAAACCGCCGTTTCCATTATTACCCCAGCCACCAAAGGCAAGTAATAATAATAGAACAATCCATCCGTCACCACCTAGAAAACCATTGCTTCCACCAAATCCGCCGTTACCATACATAACGGGATATGGGTAAAAGCCATTTCCATTAGTAGTCGCTAGTTCAATAGTTGGAGTTATTCCTTGAGAACCATTCATATAACTTCCTCCTTTCTTTAATCTATATCAAAGGTTATTTAACCTTGATACCAAATTTATCGAGTTGTTCATTGGTTATTCCAAACCCATTGGCATATTGTCTAAATGCTTTTATTTGTTCTGGTTTGTATTTTCCTATCATTTCGTTTATTAATTCTTGCGGATTATTTTGCCCTTTTTGTAGGTTTTGAAATTGATTGAACAATTCTGGATTTCTCATCTTCAATTGGTTCATAAGTATTTGCATTGGGTTCATTATTATTTATCTCCTTTTTTAAATCTTCTATTTGTGCCATTAAAAAGTCTATTTTAATATCTTTGTCATCTTTTAACATAACTTCATTAAGTTCATAAGTTTTTATTTCTCCTTTTAGATTTTTAACCCACACGACACTCATATCTTTACTAAAATATGGTGTTTCGCCTATTACCATGTCCTTTTGCACTTCTTCTATTGAAGTAGCATATCTTATTACATCTCTACT